ATAGGTTATTAAAACCACCTTCAGAGAGAAAGCGAACAATTTCATCATAGACTTCAGGAAACTTTACAGAAGCAACGGCATAGTCTAATTCTCTCTTAGTACAGTCATAGAGTATTTCAGACTTCTTCAGTATGGTTGTCATGGTCTAATCTCCTGATAGGTCAACAATAGGGTTAATAACATATTCTGTCAATTCTGATGTTTCGGCATAGTCTTCAGCCTTCGCCAGTGTATCAAAGCGATCTAGGTGGGTTAAACCTGAATACTCAGGGTATCTATAGGTTAACAAGTAACCGACAATTTTAAATTCCATCATATATCCCATTGATCAAACTATAGTTATAACCTAAAGAATCGTTATATGGGTAAGTCATTACCTTTGTTTGTGCTTCGGTTAATGTCCTGGCAAGCACTGGTATGTTAAAAACTTGCTTCGACACATTACATACTATCTTTACATAAAATGTTTTCATATCAAACCCCTATAGTGAAAAGAAAATCATTGCAGCATACAGTGCACCGAACAATGCACCACCTAAGACTAAGATTACATCATTAGACTTTGACATGATTAAGATTATTCCGCTAGTTTAAATGTAGCATAGAGCCAGCAACAACGCTCAAAGCCTTTGTTGTCATGTCTCAAGTGTTCGGGAGGTTTATCAGTGCCAAGCGGGAACGTGTAAAGATCAGAGCACTCAAAACCTTCTTGTTTCATGGCTTGGCATAGCTCTCCGAACTTGTCTCTGCCAACTGCTACCTTAAAGCCAGTGCCAACATGCCCAACGGCAAGCCATGAATCACAGGCTTCGATTTGTTTCATGATTGCCAATCTTTCTTCCCAAGATCTATTTGTGTATGAAACTTTCATTTGATTAACCCTTTGCAAGTTTAAGTCTGATAACTTTAGACATCTTTTGGCCATGAACAGCATAACCGATAACTGGGATTGACTTGTCCCAGCACTTCCGACACCCTTTACACTTTCCGCCTTGCTGATACGCTGGGCAGACACTGATGCTATCATCATTGTAGGATTCAGCAATGGTGCTAGACCATGGTGCATCAAGTACTTCGCCGATAACGGAATCGGACGAACGACGAACAACCACATTCGGAAGTGCATCCATTTGCTCTAAGATTGCTTGATACTTAGGAAACTTGTACATCCTAGTAGGTAACCAGTGTTTGACCCATGGTGTACGTTTCATGACCTCAAGCATTTTCTCTGCAAGCTTGATTGTGTACATGTCCCCAGAGTCGAACCACCGAAAGTAACGATCGGAGTCTAAGGCTTGCACCATGTCATCAACCCAATCATCACGCTGCCAATCTTCCTTGTTATGCTCTCTTGGAGCTTTAACGTTAGGATATAAGTAGTTGCCAGTGGTTGCATAACAACCCTTGCAGGCATCAACTAATTCGCCAGTGTAAACATTGATGCTACCCGAACAAGTATCTAAGGCCTGTAGACTCCAAGATCTAATCCCGTCAAGCTTGCTAGTGATTGATAATTTGAGCATGATATCCTCAAAGGTTAGTTGGACTCATCAGTATAGTATTAAACTATAGACCCTACACTTGATAGGGTTTCGTCCTAGGTTTAAATAGTGGCCGCAATTGAATCGATGAACGCTTCAGCGCTTGCGATTTCCTTTTGGATTTGTTCAACGTAGTATTCTGCTTCGAAATCTGTTACCCGTTGTTTTTGCAATATCAAATTTGTGAGCTTTTCCGTATGGTAATTGTTCAATGACCCGTAGGCTAACAATGCGCCAGACTTGGCGAAGCCACTATCAACCATGGTACGAACCCTGTCATCTGAAACCCTACGCTTTGCCATGATCCCGTTAGGATTGAAATAGTGGAAACGAACTTTGTCTATGTTGGACCAAGAATCAAGACACTTAGCTGCTGTGCTTGTTACTACGTTGAAATCTGCCATTTGTTTCTCCAGGTTGTTTTGTTTCGATTTGCTAATCCTACAGATTTGATTTCAGGTCGTCAACCTATTTCGACCTTGTTTTGCTTCGAATTGACGAACGGCAGACAATCCAGGATGAATGGTAGTGTTGTTCGAACACAACAGTTTAAGCTGTGTTTCACGTGAAACCAGCGTAGATCGGTGCAGTCTACTTAGGCTTTGAAGTATCTCTATAGGGTCCCGCACCATCACATTCATCTGTGCAGATCAGTGCAGTCTACTGTACAGATATACAGTAAAGCCTTAATAGTAATGCATTCTCATTAGTATTTCACATTATGAAATCTCAATTGGCTATGCTTCTTAGACGGTAATGATTCTCAATTGTACATTGCAGTGCAGCATAGGGGGGAGGGGTCTGTGTTGTAGTGTAAATGTTGTGGTGCTACCTAGCCTTAAAAAAAGCTAAAATGGAAACACCAGCTTAGACACAAAAAAGAGCTAAAATGGAAGTCTCTAAAGCCTAAACAGTCTATCTAATAATATCTAATAAAATCAATAGCTTAGTAATAAAGCCTCTGCGGAGCCTCTGACACCATGTAAATGGAGTCCCGCCATAGCCTTGTGTGATCTGTGCTGGTGTCGGTACAGAACAACAATCTTGACTGAATAAGTAGAAATAACTTGACAAAACTCTAAAAATATGCTAGAATATATCCTTCTATGTAGAAACGATGAACAGACGATGTACGAACAATAAACAAAAACTTAAATTTATATACTACATACAGACTTCATACTGACTACATTGTAGAGATACATAAAATTATATACACTCTTATGTCCTGCCTTCCGGCAGAGAAACTATATAGAGGGATCTGATGTCAGAAATTAAAATTAATTCTCTTACTGAGGATTGTTCGCTACCTTCATCAGTCAGCCAGGATGTCTTGGCAGTCAATGAAGAGAAGAAAGTGCCTGCGAAAAAGAAGAGATCTAGAGGTCGTCCTAAGAAGGAAGAAGTACAGAAGTATATTAAGAGAGAGAAAAGAGGTAGACCACCAGGAGAAGCAGCAAGGATTAAAGAGTTCACTGCTTCGCTGCTGTTAACGCATTCCAATGCGATTATCAGAAAGATAGTACATAAAGCATTAGATGACAATGATAAGGATCAGATTGCAGCACTTAAGATGTGTATGGATCGGATGCTTCCAGTATCTTACTTTGAGGATAAAGGAACAGCATCAGGGGCTAAAGCAATTACTATTAACATCACTGGTGTGCAAGAGTCACCAGTGGAGATGATAGAGCATGAACCAGTTGATGTAGAGACTACATTGATTGATTACAAGGAAGAAGATGGATCTACAAGTTAAACTTCTTCCTTGGCAGCAAGAGGTCTTCAAAGACCCTACAAGGTTTAAGATCATCGCTGCTGGTAGACGTACAGGTAAATCAAGGTTAGCAGCTTGGACATTGATTATAGAAGGACTACAGACTGAGAAGGGTCATGTCTGGTATGTAGCTCCTACGCAGGGACAAGCTAGAGATATTATGTGGTCTACGCTGTTAGAGCTAGGTCATTCAGTGATCAAAGGTAGTCATGTCAATAACATGCAGATTACGTTGATCAACGGTGCAATGATATCGCTAAAGGGCGCAGATAGACCAGAGACAATGCGTGGTGTTAGTTTGAAGTACTTAGTGATGGATGAGTACGCAGACATGAAGCCACAGGTGTTTGAACAAATCCTTAGACCTGCTTTAGCGGATCAGAAGGGTAGAGCAATGTTCATTGGAACACCGATGGGTAGAAATCACTTCTATGAGTTGTACAAAGTAGGTGATGCAGGTAAAGATAAAGATTACAAGGCATGGCACTTCACTAGCTTTGATAATCCGTTGTTAGATCCATTAGAGATTGAAGCAGCTAGAGGTTCGATGTCTAGCTTTGCTTTCAGACAAGAGTTCATGGCATCGTTTGAGGCAGCACAGTCGGAGATCTTCAAAGATGAATGGATTAAGATTAATGAGGAAGAGCCTGAAGAAGGTAACTTCTTTATGGCGGTGGATCTCTGTGGTTTTAGCGATTCATCACAGACGAATCAAACGAAGAATAAGAAGTTGGATGACACAGCGATAGCTATTGTTAAGATTAATACTAAAGGCTGGTGGGTTGCTGACATACAACACGGTAGATGGGATGTCCGAGAAACAGCAGTGAGGATTCTAAAGGCTGCAAAGGACTACAGAGTTAATGCGGTAGGGATTGAGAAAGGTGCACTGAAGAATGCAGTGATGCCTTACA